GTCCGTAGAGGAAGCTCTTCATGGTGCGATTCATCTTGTTTGCAAATTTTCCTATTAAGAATCTTATGATCCGTTGTTGGCTTCGTACATCTCCTTGTTGCACGTTCTTGGCTTCCATTGTGTTTGTCATCGATCGAGGATCAAACCAAGGGCAAACTCGGACAATAGTTTGGACAGATCTTTGAAATCTACCTTCTTCAGATTCGATTATTGGTGTCTTCATCCAACCATGGGATAGAATGGTTGTCATTGGAAGTGATAACTCGTAGAAGTCTTCTGTCATCCTTAACTCTCTGTATGACATCATGGTGCGGGGTGTTTCCCTTATCTCTGTCACCCTAGGCTCGGTGAAGTAATGTGTCAGAGTGTCGTATGTCCTGTAATAGGGGAAGTATTCTTCTGTGTCCTCGAGATTTTCTATAATAGTCTTGGGCTCTATGGTTAGGATCATTGTGAGGAGATCAGAGTATTTCATGCCGGTATTTATCACTGGTTTCCCATCATCTTTCTTGTAGGGTTGAATGGTTAGATCACTGAGTGTGAAGCATTCTGCTGACGCAAATGCTCCTACTCGGCCAAAGAATAGCAGTTTCCTTTGTGATCTCATCGAATCTTCTGCCCCCTGGGACATTAACATTAGTTTTAATTTGGTGACCTCATCGATCATGTTGGTGGATGGGACATGTGGCAAGAGGGGGTTTCTGGCTAGTTCACCCTCGAGGGAGCCACGAGTTGCTCCTGAATCACGTCTGAAGCGGTCAAGTCTTTTTGAAGCTGCTAGCATTATTTTTATCGTTAAGGTGTCTGGTAAATCTATCTTCCGCATGGTACCACGAACTGGTTCACTCTGGATTCCTGTGCTCATCATGTAAACATTAGAATAAACCCTGAGTAGATCTGTGTTCTGGCCCTCAATGGCTCTCTTGATATTCATGAAGTTGTGCAGTTCTGGCTGGCTTATGGGCATCAGCGCTGGGGCAAATAGTGGATACACCCCTAGTTGGTATGGTAAGCTAGTCCAATTCTCGTTATATAGCTGCCTCAGGTCATTTGCCTGGCCTTCTGATGTTTGGAAAACCCAGTAAAATCTCTCTGAGTTCAGTATGTGAGCGACTGTGCACCCTGTGACGCTTAGACCATTCTCAAAAGCACTCCTTACTGACGAGAATGACTGGTGTATGTACTCTTCTGGTGAGTCAGTGTTGTTTAGGGCGCAGCATTGTGTCGAAAATTTGATCGTCGCTGATAGGAATGTCTCATATGTGAAGAAAACCGAATTGAACTCACCAACGAGTGGGCCTGTTGCTGATTTCGAGGATAATTTTATATTGTAAAGTT